CCCGAGTTGACGCACTTCACCGCGAACGGCAGCAGCGTTCCAGCCGGAACACCCGTAATCGTCACGGTGTTGCCCGCCGTGGTCACGTCAACAACGTCCGCGAACTTCAACACCAGATTGCCCGCTCCACCCACCCATAGGGCGCGCGTAACCGGAATGGCGGTGTTGTCAGTCGGGGTGACGGCCCGGCCTTGGGTGGCCGAGTAGATGTCTTTGTCAGCCATGGGGAAACCTCAGTAGAAGTTGGCCGGCGTCGTCGTGCGAGGCGCGGAAAACTGGTTGGAGAAGATGGACGCCAGCCCCGCCGCATAACCGGACGTGGACTCAGGAACGGCCTTGCGGAACGAGGCCGCCAGCCTGCGGGCCAGCGCACATTCCAGCCCATGCCGGTTGCGTCCGCTGAACGGGGCCTCACTGGTCAGGGTCAGGCCGTCAAGGCGGACCCAGTCTCCGAAGTGGGCGTCGTAAATGCTGATCTGCGGATCGGACCCGTCGTTCACCACCTGGACCATCGCGAGATCAAGCGGGCGTCGCGCCTCGCCGGTAAACTCGTCATCAATCGAGGTCGGAATGGTGATGGTGTAGCCTGCGGAATAAACCCGTTCCTGTTCCTTGGCCTCGTAAGCGGCGGTCGCCAGGTAGTCTTCCACCCGGCCAAACACGCCCTTGTCCACGGCTTCGCGGTACATGGCCTGAAGCACCACAAGGCCGCGCGATGCTTCCGTTGCCCCAAGCGTGTCGCCAAGCGTGCGTGCGCCCAACTCCAGAGCCGCGCCTTCGATGATTTCAAGACAGGTCGCCATGCTCGCCTCCAAAAAGGCGGGGCCGCCCGGTCAAGAGCGGCCCCAAGTCAGGGAGGATCGGGCTAGTTGAAGACGTAGAAGACCACGACGGTCAGGGTGCCCGTTCCACCGGCGTTGGCCGGGGTGTTGAAGACGATCTGAATCGTGGTTTCAGCGTCGAAGGACACAGGCCCGCCCGAAAGGGTGCCATGCAGCGGCAGCAGGATGCCGCCTTCCGGGAGGTAATTGGTGACTGCGGTGCCGTTCAGGGCGCCGAAGTTACCGAACCCGTCCGGGTCAGCCGTGGCGCCGACGCCGGTTCCGGCGTTGGCCGCCCAACCGATGTCGAAGTCAAGCACACCCGTACCAGTGTCAATGTCAGGGGCGCGCACCCAACCGCCAAGGACGGTAGCGCCCGCCGGGATGCGGCAGGCTTGCAGAATATCCGCAGCGGTCGGGTTGGCCGCCAGCGTGTAGGTGCCATAGGCGACGTTCAGAACGCCCGCACCGGCATAGCCGCCGATGGGGAAGGTGGAAGCGGCGCGTGCCGCCGTAAGGGTAGCCATGGTGGAAAGTCCTTGTATTTAGCCGCCGTACTATGCAACACTCGGTTGGTTACAGCGGGAGATGTTGATGGAAGACTGGAAACCTACCGTGGAACACCCCGACGATTATGAGGTGAGCAGCCTTGGTCGTCTTCGCCGTATCTCTGGCGGTCGCGGTGCGAAGATCGGGCGCATAAGAAAGCCGCGCCTACTCAACGGATATCCTGCCTATTGGCTGATGCTTGGGGGCAAGGTTCACGTTCGATACGCTCACCGTCTAGTCGCTGACGCGTTCCTCGGCCCGATAGGTCAAGGATTACAGGTCAATCACATCGACGGGGACCGTTCGAACTGCGACGTTCGAAATCTGGAGATTGTGACAAACAGCGAGAACCGCAGTCACGCCTATCGAGTGCTTGGCGTTGCGCCCAACCGTGGAAAGCTTGGCGAGGCGCACCACAACTCAAGAGTAACGTGGAAGCAGGTCTGCGAAATCCGCGAGGCCCACAGCAGCGGCGTCGGCCCGTTAGAGCTTAGCCGCCGCTATGGGATTTCACGGCAAGGTGTTCACCGCATCGTTACGGGGAAAGTCCGTAAGGACTCCTAGCTATCTGCCGCAGCGCAGAAGAAGCCAGTCACGACCCCATGTTGCTTACCATTGAAGGCCAGCTTCTTGACCTTCAGCAGTTCTTCCACGGCGACGCCCGGACGGAAGGAGTAGTCCTTCACCAGATCGGTACGCATGGTCGGCTCTTGGCCCCACGCGATGCCCACGGCCTGTTGACCGCAGAGGAACACCGGGCGCACGTCCGCAGACGAGTTGCCGATGCTGTTCATCGTGTAGGCAGCGCCCCCGTTGGCGGCGATGGCGTCGATCTCCGGGACTTCGCGGTGGATCACGCCGTCATAAATCAGGTCGCCGTCTTGGAAGAGCGGGTTCGACCCAACGTCGCGGGCGCGGGCTTCACGGTTGGCCGCCGTCATGACGGTGTCGGCCTTCAGGTCGCGGAAGGTGCGACCGCCGTGGAACGCGACGTAGTACTCGCGACCATCTTCCGTGTTGAACGGACGGATATGCGGGTCCGCAAGCTTGGCGATGCGCTTCATCAGCGACATGGCCGCCACGGTGCACTTGTCGTCCGTGGTGTCGAGGTTGCCGACAGCGGTCGCCCAGGTGGCCGAGTAGTTGGACACCAGCTTGCCGAACAGCAGACGGTCAGAGTTGGCCGCGTTGTAGGCGTTGCGGTTGGCAACCGTGGTGTCGGCCATGTTGACGGTCGTGTCACCGGTCGTCACCACGGACAGCATCGCCTTGATGATGTCGTCGCGAAGCTGCTCGGCTTCCCACTGCTTCAGCATGGTCTTGGCCGCGCCGAACAGGTCGATTTCCGTCTTGTAGGAGGTCGACTTGGGAACGCGGACACCGTTCCGGCGCCAATCGACGGAGAGCGAGCAATTGTAGTTGCCAAGCTCCTCTTCGTTGCCATCCAGCACGGTCGAGCCGGTCACGCCCGCCGAACTCAGGCGGGTGATCAGCGGAATGTTGATGGTCTTGCCGGCTTCTTCCTGAAGCTCGTACTTGGCGATGATGATCGAGCCATCGCCACGGCCCATGTAGGGCTTGAAGCCCGAGGCGCGGACGTACTCGGCGAAATAGCTCTTGAGCCAAACGGACTTCTCAAGAGACGAATTGAGGGCGACTTCAGCCATTGGTTAGGTTCCAAAAACGGAGGCGAACGCATCCCCAGGCCCGACCGACGTGATGCCGGGTTTGCCGCCGCCCGCATTGGGTGCGGAGGCGAGGGAACGGGGGGGCGTTGGCGGTTGTGGGGGAGCCGCAACCGACATCGGCGCGGACGACGTGGGCATCGGGGCATTGCCCGACTGCCAAGCGCGGAACTGTTCAAGCAGCCTCGGGTCAGACAGGAGCGACAACGCTTGATCGCGCTGGTACTCCTCGATGGCGAAGCCGTAGGGGTCGCGTGTGGACAGCGCACGCTGGCGGAAGGCCGGGTCCGCGTCGAACCGTCCCGCAGCCCATTCCTGAGCCTTGGAAACCGTCTCCGGGTCGTACTTCACTTCAGCCAGTTGGCGGGACCACTCGGCCCGCTCTAACGCCTGCTGGTTTTCCTGATGCGCCTGGTACGCCTCGAAATCCTCGTAAGGGTCCGGGGCAGGCTGTGGCGGTTGCTGCGGCTGACGCTTCAGCGCGTTCAGCTCTTCCCGCATGGCCTGCACAACGCCGATCGGGACGAACCCGTCAGGCGGCGTGTGGGGTGCGGGCGCTTGGGGCTGGGGAGCCGCTTCCGGCGGGGTTGCCGGGGCTTGCGGTTCGGCTGCAACGGCAGGAGCCGCCTCAACCGGAGCCTTGGGCGCGAACTTGCCATCGGGACCACGCGGAGGGCCGTCCGTGGACGGTTGCGGGGCCTCTACGGCGACAGGCTCGGAAGCCTGTTCAGGCGCAGCAGTTTGCTCGGGCGTAGGCCCGTCAAGAAAGTCCAGATTGTCCATGTTCACCCTCGCCCTTACGGAGGCGGCCCGGATCGCCCGTTCAGCGGCGGCCTGTCGTCCGGATCACGCCCCGGCGAATGGCGATGCGCCCGAAACTTCCCCCGGCGGCGGGGCGGCATTGACCTGATGCGCGAGCTTGTAAGCTTCGATCTCAGGCTTCATGCCCTCGGATTGCGCCTTGGCGAGATTGAGCGCCGTGGAGCTTTCCGTGTTCTCGATTTCCGAGATGGCGCCACGAATGGCGATCTTCGACTTCATCTCGGCTTGTGGGTCGGGCTGTTCGGCCATCGTCTTCATTTCCTCCAGAAGCCTTTGCTTCTCGGGGAGGGACGACGCTTTCAGCAGGATTTGCGGCGGGATTTGCACCCCGGACTTGGCAAGCTCAACGAGGGCCATGAACTGCTCTTGCTGGACGTTCGCCGTGTCGGGCGTCGTCTCCAGCGTGATATCAACGTCCATCTCGGCAACGCTGTTCTCGTAGCCCAGCACCATAGAGCCATCGGGGAAGACGAACGCAGGCTTGTTGTCCTGCATCATCTGCGGCGGCTTGCCATCGGGGCCGGGCTGCGCGTTCGGATCGGCCATCGGCTGACCCTGCATCGGCTGGCCGTCCGGTCCCGGCCTGCTCGGCGGCTGGTTGATGCCGATAAACTCCGGCGCACCCTCGTCATCCGTGACGCGGATAAACATCGGAGCCGTCCAGAACTGCCGCGCACACTCCCACATGGCGCGATAGACCCGCAGCATCCAGTCATCGAACACGCCCATCGACGGGGCAAGCTCGGTCATCCCGGCCTGCTGACGGACAAGGTTCGCCCTGCCCGATTGCCCCTCGCCCTGCCGACCGAGGATGGCGGGGTTCGGCCCCATGCGCTCGATCTCGGCCTTGGCCTCGGTCAGCAAGTTGGCCTGACCCGACGCAACGTCCGCCGTGCTGACCTTCTGCCAGCCGAACGGGATCACACCATCCGGCCTAGCCGCTTCCTTCCGGGCCGTATCAGCATCCACGTCCTGCGCTGACGGGTCCACGGCCTGAATCTGCGACACCGAGATCATGTGCAGCAGCTTGGAGCGGCGCTTGTTGATCTCGTCCTGCGGCCCGCGCATGTCACGGACCTTGCCGTAACGGGCGTTGTCGCGGTCCACGTAGCAGCTCACCGCCTCAATCGGACACTTGGGCTGCTTGTACATATCCAGATACGGGCTGACGCTCGCCTCAAGCACCCCGCCCGAGTGGAACACGCAACGCTGCCAGACCTTGCCTTCAAGGTGGTACAACTCAACCACCATCACCCGACGACGCTTGCCGTCGACCCATTCGACGTTCGCCTGCGCGCCCTCCAGCGGCTTGTCCTGAAACGACTGGTCGCCCATCGCAGCGCCAGCCAGAGCCAGCGTCACGCCGTCCTTGGCGTCCGGGTACTCGGCAATCACATCATCCGCCCAGCGCCACTTCGCAATGCCCATGTAGCGGGCGTCCTTGAAGTCCTTGCGGCGTGAACGCGGGTCGTAGAAGAACTCCTCAAACCGGACCTGCGCGGGCATGATGTCCCGGCGCTCGTCAACCTCAACGATAACCGCGCAAGTGCCTTCGACGTAGAACTGTTCCGCGCAATCCATCTTGGTCCGGTCGAGGCGGGCTTTGTCCTCGGCGTAGCGCAGCGTCTTGGTGACAACTTCGGCGGCCTGCTCGTCACCCGGATTGCGCGGCCAGGCCTTCGGGTCCGATTGGCCTTGGTCGATAACGCCAATCACGCCCTCAACTGCGGGACGGATGCGGTTGAACACGTTGTCGGGCTGCTTGCGCTTGGCTAGCTCGTTACGCTCCTCGGCAGTCCATTGCTTGCCGTCGAAATAGTCCCGGTCGATCTCCGACTGGCGACGCGCAACCTGCGTGAGCGAGGACGAATCCTCAAACATCTTCTTGAGCGCCGCGAGGTCGGGGCCTTTGGTTTCCGCTTCTGCCGGTTCGGTCACGCCGTCTTCCAATTGCTGACCTCCCCCTTCGGGCGCCCCCATAGATCGGGCGGGTTACGTGATGGCGTGACGACGGTTGGCGACGGAGCGCGCCTCAGGCCCTCTAGGGCGTAGCGCAGAGCGTCGATGGTGTGGTTCGACTTGTCCTCCAGCACAGGGAGGATTTCGTCGGTCAGCGGATCGGTCTTGTAGCTGTAGAGCGCCAGCTCATCGGCAACGTGCTTACAGCGGGGATGCACAACAATGTCGTAGGAGCGAAGGAACTCCACCCCATCCTCAAGGCTTCCCGGCCCCTTGATCGCGGGGATGATCTTGAAGCCCTTGCGCTGCATGTAGCTGACCGTTTCCGGCCTCGCGCTGTCCGCCCGGATCGTCCACTTGCGGGCGCCCTCAATCGTGTCGAACAGAGCTGGCGTATGGTCGATCTCGCATCCGACCTGATAGGCTTCGTAATCCACGAACAGCTTTCGCCCGACGATGTGACAGCGGACCAACACCGTAGGATCAACCGAGAAGCCCCAGTCCGCGCCAAACCGATGCACGGCGTCAGGCGGCGTCTCGAAGTCCTCCACGGTCCAATTGCGGAAGACGCGGGCCTCACTGTTGCGACTGTACTCGCCTAGCCAGACGTGGGCGTACTTCTCAGGGTCGCGCTTGCGGTCGAACTCCAGCTCGGCCTTCAGCACATCCGGGAAGAACGGATTGCTGTCCCAATTCACCCGGCGGACGATGGAACCGGGCGGCGGGCCATGTTCGCCCCGGAACATCACGTCTACCGGGTCAGTCTCCAGATGCGGGTTCCACTCAGCCCAGATTTCCGACCCCGGCTTGCGGACGGTCGGGATCAGCAAATCCCAGGACCGCTGCGCGACCTTGTTCGCCTCCATGACGATGGCGAGGTCGAGGCCTTCCGTGGACTTGATCGCGTCGGGGTTGGTTCTTAGTCCGTTGAACAGGAACAGCGTCCCGTTCTTGCCCCTGATCTCCGTGTCGGTGGACTCGTAGAAACCCGAAAGCCCGTTGGCCTCGATCTTGTCATCCAAGAGCCGCTTGGCGCTGTCACGGATCGAACGCTGGATTTCGCGATAGACCCCGATCCGCAGCGGCTTCATGGCGCCCTTCAGCACCGCCGCCGAACACAGGCTGTGCGACTTGGCCGAACCTCGCCCGCCATACGCAGCACGGTATCGAACCGGAAGCCCGTCGTCCGCCTTGTCAGCCCACAGAAAGCGGAACGCCTTCGGGAACTCAATGGGGTCAGACAAACTTCACCGCGACCGAGGGCAGCAGCGGAGCGCCGTCCTTGCCGTGCGCCTCAATGGTCGAGAGACGCGGGTGAACGTATGGCGCCGCTGCCTTGGCCGCTTCGAACCTGGCGGCCTCGTCTAGCGTTTCGTTCCGCAAGATGCTGAGCATGTAGTCCAGAGGCGTTAGACCCGACGCAGCGACTTCCGCCTGCCGCTCGATAGTCGCCCTGTTTGGGATGCCCTTCTGTCGCCCACCGCGACGCTCGCCGGGTTTTGATCCACCTCCGGCCATCGTGGCTACCTCATTGCTACTTTTGCCACCACCCCTCGGGGTCAGGGCTCCTTGATGCCGAAATTGACGGTGAAAATAATACGTGATGGGCCATATTGCCCGTTGACTGATATGCGCTATCAGCTATGGTCAATCCAACAGCGGGGTTGGCCCGCAGGGAGAGACGAGATGACCGACTTCAGCCACCTCGACGCGATTTACGAGCGGGCCTCTCACGAAAAGGCGCGCCTCGCTGCCGCGACAAAACCGCAGGAAATCGCGCTTCGCACGGTGTGGGTTGAGGCCGTCGAGAAGGAGCGGTTCGCCGAGCTGAAGTTCCTGGGACTCGACAGCGACCCGCGCCTCGCAACGCTGGACGACATCCTGCTGTCCGACGACGAGCTGCTTGCCGAGTTGGCCGCCTAACCCCACCCACCTAGCGGAGAGCCCGCCCAGAGCCCGAGCCGAAAGGTGGCGGGCTTAAGGGCGTGCTGAATGGGCGTTGACCGTCCCGAGCAGAACATATGGAGGCAGCCATGTCCCCCGGCGGCTAAAGACCGCCCCAATACCTCCAGCGCCTAGCGTGTGGAGGTTGAGGGGGTAGAAGACAGGAGAACTGAAATGGCTAGACGAGACACCTTCCAGCCCATCCATCCGCTCGCGATGGCCGAAGCAATCACCGAGATCAATCACCGCGCCAGCTACCTAATAGCCGAGATCCGAACGGTCGTGGACCTGATGGATCACATGAGCCACGATCAACTCAAGGCGCAGATCACGAAGGTTGCGGCCTCGGCGGAAAACCTGCGCAGCGGCATGTTCCCGGAAGACGAAGCCTAATGGCCCCGCCCAAGAAGCCCAACGGCCCGATGGTGCGCCGTATGATCCAGCTAGACACGGTGGACATCGAGAACGTGACAGAGCTTCGCAAGAGGCTTGGCGAGCAATCAGACGCGGCCACTTTCCGTAGGGCCGTCAGGATGGCCCTTGATGCCACGTCGGGTAGGGTAGTAGCGCCCACCCCGGTTAAGGCCGTCCCGAAGCCTCAGAAGCCCGCCAAAAGCCGTTCCAGGCTCAAGGGCGAGTGGAAGGCTCCTTAGCCAACGCAATCGCGCGCTCGATATACGGATCGTGCCTCTTGCGTCCGCCTGGCGAGCCGTCCTGATCCGCATCAAACGGGGCGAACCGGGCGAGCTTGGCGGTCAGCTTCCGCACTTCCTCGATCATCGCCTTGCGTTCGTGCCAGTTGCGCTCGGCGGCGGCTTCCAGCTTCTCGATCAGGAGCCGCTGGGCGATGATGAAGTAGACCGCGAAGCCTAGGAGTATCCAGCCAGCGAAGGCAGCTAGAGCCCAGAGGCTGTCGCAGACTTCCATGTTTGCCTCGCTTACCGTGGGCGCCGGTGAATGAAGCCGACCTTGCGGGCCTTCGGTTCACGCTTGCGGTCCATAGCCTCACAGGCCGCGCGAGAGGTGGACTTCAGACCCCATAGCCTAGATTGCTGCGGTTGGTCGGCGCCCCTCAGATCGTGCAGACTGCCTTGGCCGAGGATGACCGGGAACTCAGGCCAGCAATCGTCATCATCTTCCATGACGCCTCGCATCTGGCGCCCGACAGCGCGCCGACTGGTTGAAGGGCTCGGAGCCTTGGGGGATGTTTGTTGGCGGTGTCGGGCTTGGGGGTGGTCGGTGGGCCTATCGGCGCACTTCCGATCTCTAATGTTTACCCTAGGTGATTCGGGCGCTGGCGTCAATGGGTAGTATCTTGACCCATTGACGCCACCATATCATGCGGCCTTGTAGCTTGCGTCAACCTTGAGGCGGCTAATTTCCACCCTCACATCGTCCAGCGCCTTCAGCGTGGCGTCCTCAAGGTCAGAAAACCGCTTTTCGAGATCGGTAACGGCCTGCGTCCGCTTGCTGAACGCTTCGTTGATGTCCGGCCCGTATGCGCGGTCCCGCTCCTCTGCCACCCATGCGACAGGGATAGTCAGCTTCGCCGCCAGGGACTTGTCGGACCAGTTGGCGGTGTATCGTTCGTGCTTAGTGTCGTAATGTTCTTCTAGCGCATCAATGATCCGCCGCCTGTCTTCACGGGTAGGCGTGCGGGGTTCTTCGGCTTTCATTGAGACGACCTTTCTCTGAGATGCTGCTACGCAGTCGGGACACCAATCTTTTGATGCTCCAACCATCCACCCACGGGAGGAAAATTTTTTGCCGACGATTTCGGGCGGGAACCCCTTCTGAGTGTTATCCGCCATCAGTTCGGTTGCGGAACACTTGGCGCAGCAGATTTGCCACGACCTTTGATAGCCGCCGTCAACATGCACAGACAGGGCCTTGAACCTTGCACGGTCCCAACGCTTTGCGCTCACGCCGCCACCCTCCCCGGTTCCTCATACGCCACACGCAGGGCCTCCAGAGACGCCACCACAAGGGCCGTTTGCTTTTCACGTACCTTGATCCCCAACCGCTCCATGATGCCCCTCCACGCCATCGGACGATCTTCCTCGACCGTGGCGACCATGAAAGCCTCAAGGATCAACCGGGAGAGCGGATCTACCATGCCCAGCGTGCGCTTTACGTCCCGCCCCGCCCGGATCATGCGGTCGGTGACAAGCTCGGCGCATCCCCTCCCGCCGTCCACGAACTCCCCGCGCTCGCCAGCCCCCGCCAGGCCCTTCCATGCCGCCCAATCGTTCGCGAGGTCATAGGCCGCGTCGTGGTGGTTCTGTGTGATGGTCCCGCGTTCCAATAGAAGTCGGAACACGTTGGACCGATAGAGCGAGATAACTCGACCCACCCTGTCCGTCGTAAAGCTGGCGCCCTGAGCAATGGCGGTCGCTAGGTTGGCCTCCTGCTCGCGGCGCTCAATGGCGGCTTGCATGGCCTTCGCTGGATCGTGCGGCTTACGGCGTCCCATCGGCTATCACCCTCTCACAATTCGCGGCGTTTGTCTTGCGATTTCAGGCGGTTGGGGTATGTTTCACGTCAGCGTTTGGTCAGTTCTTCGACGGCCATCGCGCACAGCATCAGGGCCATCTCGCGCGCACGGTGGGCGTTTCGCGCCTGATAGCTGTGAACCTCAACGGCGGTCTTGGTCGCCTCATGCTCGCAGCGATAGACCCCATAGTCGGGGCCGTTCGTGTGCTGACCGCCCTTGCCGTAGCTGTCTGAGACGTAGGTGATGACGTAGCCCTCAACCGCGACCATCACCCCACCCTCCTAGCCAGCAATTCACGCATCCCATCCGATAGGCCGCCCTCGCCACGGTTCATGCGTCACCCATCATCTTGCGGGCCTTCGCCTGGGCTCGCCGTTCCTTGCGGTTCAGCGGCGGGAGCTGCGAATAGGCCCGCGCCGTCATGTCCCGCTTGCTGAGTTTCCCCTTGGGGACATGCCGACCGAGACAGCCGCTCGTCAGGGTGATGGCCTTGCCGCCGGCGCCCTTCATGCGGCACGCAGGGTCAGGGTCAGGCCCAGGTCGTTCAGCAGGCCGCGCGCGTCTCGGCGGAACCTCTCGGCGGCGTACCCGTTACGTGGGATGAGCGCCCGTTCAGGCACGTCCTGCCATCCGCACGGGTCGAGGTACGAACCAACCCAATCGGCCCCAAGCTTGGCGAGGAAGGCCGACCGGACTTCTTCTGGTCCAATAAAATTCTTTTGCGCAGCGGTAAGGGTAGAAGGGGTGTTAGCCCCTTCTACCTTACCTCTGCTCTCTGGCTTCTGAGTGGTAGGGGGCCTTGTAGCTACCCTTGAAGGTCGGCCTTTTCCTTCAATCTTTCCAAGGGCTTCAAGCTTGGCCTTTCTGCCCTCATTCGCCCTCTTTTCATCGGCGATCATGCGGCGGGACAGGATGACGCCATTGCGCGAACGGTCGAAGACACCCGCGTCGTGGAGTTCGACAAGCATGGCTTGGACCTCCTCTATTCGGGCTCCTACGGATCGGGCTAGGGCGTCATCTGTCACGGCACTGGCGCCGATGAGAAGATGGCCGCGCGGAGACGCTTCGTGCATGATGCAGAGCATCTCCATCCAGAGCCCGCGAGCGGCCAGAGACACGACCCGAAGGGCCTGGTCGCCGCGCCAGTCGCGGGGGTAGAATTTCATCCAGGGGGTCGAGGTCATTGCGCCCACTCCGCAAGCGGCTTGGCAGCCTTGGAGAGATTGCAGGGCCGGCAAGACGCCCGCAGATTATCAATCGCGCTAGAGCCCCCCTTCGAGACGGGCTCAACGTGGTCGCAATGATAGTCCGACCACTCGATAGGCGTGCGGCAGTAGCCACAGACGCCGCCGTCTCGCTCGTAGACCTCCTTGCGTTTGGCCAGCGATATAGCCTCACGACCGAAGCCGCCCTTGATGCGGCTATATTCGCGGCGGCGGTCAAAGGCGCGTTGGACCCAACGGCTTTTCGTCGGCGGGATTGGCTCGCGCGCGGCCTCCGCCATCAGCATCAGATGAAGCTCGCCAATGTCCCGCGCGGTGAGCGGCATCGTGTCGGCAAGAAAATTGCCTACGTCGAACTCAACTCGCAGGCTTGCTCCGCGCTTGATCTTCGCCATCACGCGGCCTCCTCTAATTTCATGGCGTCAAGGCGGGCTTGGTGGGCGGCAATGCCGAACCGCACCGTGGTGTGGTCCCGCCCGCCTAGGCACTGTCCAATCTCGAACAAGCTGTAGCGATGCTCACCGTTGGGCCTGCGTACCTGGCGCATCCGCCACATGGCCTCTTGGCGAGGGTGGGCGATGCGGCGCTTCTGGGACGGTCCCTCAAGATCGGCGACGGTCAAATCCCAGTCTGCCGCAACGCTCGCCTTGATCTGGGCCTTGGTCTGCCGAGCCGAGATCAGGCCCTTCCACAGCGACAGAAACATTCCATCGGGCGGAACCACTACGGGCTCTACGGATTCAATGGAAGTGAAGGCGTTCACGCGGACACCTCGCATCGGCTGGCGTATTTGGTAATGGCGGTGCTGATCGTCGTGTGGTGACGGTCGAACATTTCGGCCATGGCGGGGTAAGTGAACCGATGGCGGCCCCTGGCGTCGCGTAGGGCGCGCACGCGGCAGTAAGCCTCTAGACGGGCCTCATTGGCCTTGGGGGTCGCGCTGGGGCTGAGAACCGAACCGGGCTTTGCACCGTGCTTCGCCTCAAGCTCCGCGATCAGGGCCAGAATGTCGGGGGCGATGTAGGCGCGGCTTTTGGCGGGCTTGTCCTTGGTCGCAGGCAGCGCACGGTCGATGCTCGAAACGCTCTCCACCGGACGGCCAAGCATCTTGGCGATGGCGGAGTCAGGGGCGCCATGCTTTCGACGCTGGCGGATGAACTCCACATCATAGGCGTCAATTCCACCCCGGCGAGCCGTAGCGAACGCGCCGCCGCCTGTGTGGGTGATTGCGGTTTCGCTCATGTTCTCAGCACCGGAAAGCCACGGCCCTTGGTGACCTTCAGGACGCGCTCAACGTGGGCGTCATGGTCTTCGGACGTGGGGTTGTATGGATCGACAGCGCCAAGGAAGCCCTTGGGCTCTATGAAGCCGTGCTTGGCATGGCCACGTCGGGCCTCTCGCTCGTTCACGCGGCCTCCAGCGTTACGCGGACGCAGCCCGGAGCCTTAGGCCCGCAGAACTCGTAGGAGGGGAGGAAGCGGCTCATGGGCGGTCGCTCCGGTCAGAGGTTTCCCATCCCGAAATCATCGGGCCGACCTTCCGAGCGATGGCGTTGTAGTCGCGCTCGCGGATCAGGATGATGGTTTCATGCGGGTGGTATTTCGCCATCCGGCGAAGGGTCGTTTTGCTACGGCTATCCATCCAGCCTTTGACTTCATGGAGCTTGCTGGTGCCGTCGTTCTCAAAGACGCGGAAGTCAGGCAGGTAGCTACGAACGCCCCGCTTGATGCCTTCAAACCAGAACGTCTCTGGCTCATGTTTCCAGTCCGCGATCTCGCCGCGCTCTTTTAGCCATTGGAGGTAGCGCCCGTAGTTGGCCTCCCATCGCGAGCGGTAGTAGTTCCGCTTGTCGGCCACCTCTCGCCAACCCGCTTTCCACGAGGCGTTTGGCCTTGGCGGTGCGAGCGTCCCCTGACTTTCCAGCCGTGATTTGAGCATGGCCGTCGTCCACGCCGAGCGTTCGGATTCCGTCTTCGATTTCCAAGCGGCGACGCTTTTGGCGCTGATAAGCTCGCGGGCCTCTGCCGAATGAACCCTGCCGGTCATGGGGTGCGGCGTCACAGCGTGGCGCGCTTTCATCGCCTCAGACCTGGCGGTAGCGCGCTCGGCGTCGGTAGCGTATTTCGGAGGCTTCGGAGCCTTCGGCGGCGCGAGCGGGTCCGCGACAGGACGCGCGGCGTCGGTTAGTCCAAGCTCTCGCGCCTTCTTGCTGATCGCAGGCTTGGCGCGCCCTAATCTTTCAACTAGTCCGCAGAGGTCTCCCCGGAGGCGTGCTGTTGAATAGGCTTGGCGCAAGGTCGCCACGTCTTCGTCAGACCAGCTATCGTCGCGCACCGTTATGGCAAGCTTATACGCCTGATTGCGAATGGCTCCCCGCGAGCGGCCCAATGCGGCGGCGATCTGCGCGACCGAGGCCCGCCCGTAAACCTCGCGGAGCCACGCCGTTTCTGCCGCAGTCCAATGGCCCTTTGCGTGGCCTGACAGGCTCGACGGAGGGAAAGGCAGTTCAATCGTGGTCATGCGAACTCACCCACACGAACGGGGGGAGCTTTCAGAGACTCGATGAGATCAGCTTTGGGGCGGTAGATGGGGCGGAAGCGGTTGATGCTGTAACCGAGACGCCGCCCTTTGCGTCTGGACCCGGCTACACGTTCCCTCCCCACAATCGACACGACCTCTTTCAGTGTGTGCGTATCAACCCAACAATCCCCAATCTGATAGACGGCGCCCTTCTCCAATCGTTCCCCAGCGCTCCACGCCTCCAGCTGGCCACAGGAATTGTCCACACACTCCACCCAATCACCCGGTCCAATCGCGCTCACCGCTTCCCCCTCACCATCCGCCAGCCGCACTCAGCGACGGCCTGAAACGTGTCCATGAGAAACCCCGCCAGCCATGCGACCGGAGCCGCCGTCACGAACAGGACTGTCCCCCCGGCCATCTACGCCACCGCCCGCAGGATCACAGCCCAGAGCGCCAGAGAGACGAGGGCTGCTGTAAGGAGGTATGGGCGGGGGTTGGTCACGGTTAGGCCGCTTGGCCTTGGCGCATCCGCTCAAGCGTGCGCTCGACAGCGTCCCAATTCTTCAGGTTCGGAGAGAACTTGCCGGATTTCCAGCGATACCAAACCGAGCGATGGATGCCCGCCTCACGGACGACTTCAGCGTCATTGAGGCCAGCGGTGGCGCACGCCGTGATAAACTCGGCAACGCGGGGGTGCGGACTGTTCGCGGTTTCCATACCGCACACTATCGACGCATTTATGCGCCGCTGTCAACTGCGTTCATGCTCCTAGCCGCCTATAACGCAGACTTCTAACGCCTGATCTGAGGCGAGCCGCGCGACCCAGATTGAGGGCGCGACGCTTTTTGTGCGCCAAGTCGCATTTCTGCTATTGCCACCGACACGCATTAATGCGACGTTGGGCTCACACAAGGAGCCCACGCACATGGCCGACGACGCCGATCCAGACCGCCGCTACAGCGCCCACACCGCAGAGTGCGCTTACGGCTCGCTCGAAAACATCAACGTGGAAATCACCCGCTTCCTCGGAATGATCCGAGAGGACGTGAAGGCCGCTCTCTCCGTTGGCGTCGATACCGACGTTGACGGGGCTCTGGCCTCGGTTCGCGAGGGCATCACGGAAGCCCTGTGGGACGTTCTCAGCGAGGCCCGAGAGGCTGTTGAGGAACGCTTTGACGCCTGCCCGGTGTGGGGGGCGTGAGCATGGCCGCCATCAGCAGGCAGACCGCCACCGACATCGCCATGGCCTATCGGGAGATCGATACCGCCGAAAAGCTTCTGTCCGACGTTGAGGAGGCTATGCAGCGCGGCAGGGGCGAAGACATTCGCGACGCCTTTGGCCGGGTGCAGCACGGCCTGCAACTCGGCGTTCCCAGCGGGAACAACAGTCACCGGCTGTTCAACGTGCCCTTCTCTCTGGCCCGCCCGGTCATTGAAGCTCACATCGCCAATCAGCGATCCATCCTCTCCGCTCTGACCGAGTTAGCCAAAGTGGAAATGGGAGAGGCCGCCTAATGGACGCCCCCGCCCTCTCCAAGATCGCCTTCACGGCTCAGCGTCTAGCTGACTCCGCGAACGTGGCCTTCTGGCTGGATGGAAACCCCCACCGCCAGGACCACCACCTCACCGTAATCCGCACAGCCTCCGTCCGTCTGGCCGAACTGGTCGCGGAGATGGATGCGGCTCTAGCTCAGGAAATCGCAGCATGAACAAACCCGTTCGCGATCTGACCCCGGAAGTCGAAGTCTCCGATCCGCTGGCGCTCCTGCGGCGCCCGTTCCCCGCCAACCAGATCAGCAAGCTTCCCAAGGAAAGCCGCGCCCAGGCCGACGAACGCAAGGCCAGCCGATCCAGCGGCGTCAACTGCACGGTCTGCGGCGGGTGGCACCACAAGAACGCGGTGCATCTGGACTACGTGGGTCACGCGGCCCTGACGGATCGCCTGCTGGACGCTGACCCGCTGTGGACGTGGGAACCCGTCGCCTTCACCCCGGAGGGCCTGCCGTCCTTCGACCGCAATGGGGGCCTCTGGATCAAGCTGACCGTCTGCGGCGTGACGCGCCTTGGCTACGGAAACGCCGAGGGCAAGTCGGGAGGGGATGCGGTCAAGGAGATCATCGGAGACGCCCTCCGTAACGCCGCAATGCGCTTCGGGGCCGCTCTGGACCTTTGGCACAAGGGCGACCTGCACGTTGCCGGGGCCGAACCGGAAGCCGATGAGCCCGAGGTTCACACGATGGCGAGCGCCGAGGAATTGGCCGCGAACCTCCTGCGGGGCTGCGGCTCCAAGGAGATGCTGAAAGACGCCTGGACCCGCAACGAGGCCGGATGGCGCGGCGTCATGGAAGAACCCGCCTACCTGCGCCTCAAGGGCCTGACGATGCATCTCGTCAAGCAGTTTGACGAGCAATCCAAGCCCCCGCCCGCCGAAGACCTCGGCATCGCGGACGACGAAATCCCTTTCTAGGAGCGCCCCGTGGCTGACGGAACGAACCCCCGCGTGGTCATCGGCGGAAACAACCCGCCCGACCCCTTCACCGCCATTGAGGCGCACGTCTCTGACCTCATGGTCGAGGCCAAGAACTTCTGCGACGGCGAGGCCATCGAGAACCAGCAGCAGGCCGATATGGTCGCCAAGCTGATTGATGACTTCCGCCAGGCGCAGAAAGCCGCTGACGACGCCCGCAAGGAAGAGGCCCGCCCCTTCGATGAGGGCAAGGCCGCCGTGCAGGAAAAGTACGCGGTCCTGATCGCGGACACCAAGGCGCAGAAGGGCCAGATCGTCCGCGCGCTGGAGGCCCTGAAAGCGACGCTGACGCCTTGGCTGCAACGGCTGGAGCGCGAGCGCCAAGCCGCCGCAAGGGCCGCGCAGGAAGAGGCTGACCGGAAAGCCCGCGAAGCCGCTGAAGCCCTGCGCGCCACGTCGGTCGCGGACCTTGAGGGCCGGGAGGCTGCGGAAGCCTTGCTGTCCGCCGCTGACGACGCCCAAGCCGCCGCTGCACGCATCGCCGCCAGCAAGTCCCACGCGAAGGGCGAGGGCCGCGCCATTGGTCTGCGGAAGACCTTCCGACCCGTCCTGACCGACCCCCGCGCCGCCGTGCTGCACTACATGACCGCCCAACGCGAGGCGTTCCTTGACCTTGTGCAGAAGCTTGCCGAGGCGGACGTGCGCGAGGGCAAGCGGCAGATTCCAGGCTTCGACGTTCTGGAAGAGGCGCGGGTCTAGTGAGCCGCCACTTGCTCACCCTCACCCGCCACAACCGCGACAAGGCCCACAAGGGCGTGTCAGCGGCCCCGGACGGCTGGGTTCTGGAACTGCGGGAGGCCAAGAGGTCAGACCCCCAGAACGCCGCCATGTGGGGCCTGCTTCACCAAATCCAGAAGCAACGCCCCACGCACAACGGCGTGCGGATGACCCCGGAAATCTGGAAGGCCGTGTTCCTCCAAGCCCTCGGGGCAGAGATGACCATGATCCCGACGCTGGATGGTGACGGGTACTTCCCCATCGGCCACCGCTCAAGCGTGCTGACCAAGGGCCAGTTTGCCGACCTCCTGGAATTGATGCTGTGCTGGTGCGCCCGCGAGGGAATAGCGGTCCAGCACTTTGAAAATCAGGTGGCCGCATGAGGCGATATAGCAACCATGGCAAGCGCCATAGCCCGATATACCACGTCTGGTGTGGCATTATTAGGCGCTGCCTAAACCCGAACTCAAGCGCCTACCCGAACTACGGCGGACGTGGGATTACAGTCTGCGAAAAGTGGCGCGACTTTGTCGGGTTCTACGAAGACATGGGCGATCAGCCCCCGTTGATGACCATTGATCGCATTGACAACGATTTGGGGTACTCGCCGGAAAATTGTCGCTGGGTTTCTCGGGCTGAACAGAACCGAAACAAGAGGTCCGTCCGCAAGCTCACCATGCAAGGCGAGACGCTTCCGGTTCTTGTCTGGGCTGATCGCTACGGGATCAAGCAGCGGACGGTTCTTGCGCGCATCCGATCCGGCTGGGAGCCGGAAGCCGCCGTCACAACCCCCATCGTCTCGGACCGAAAGGGAAAGCCTCGCGGGCATCGTTGGTGCGCGCGTGAAGGCATCGAGGTCGAACATTTCGACGTAGCAAGGGACCTGGAGGTGGTTAAGAGCCCCTCCAGGCGTGCTGCATGACCAGCCGCATCAGCCTCAACGGCAAGGGCCACAGGCTCCTGCAACACCTCTCCGAAGGCCCCGCCACGTTTCCCCAGATCGCGCGGGCGTTCGGGCTGGCCTCAAAGACGCAGCGGGGCAACTACGAATGGCGGCTTGAACGGCTCTGCCGGCGTCGCGCGGTGTCGTGGGTCGAGGGCGTTCCCGGCGAGTATGAGCCCTATTCCTCCGACTGGTGGGAGTACGGCGACGTTGAGTTCAGCCTGACCCGTCGCGGGGAAGCTGCGCTTGAGGCGTTGGGCCATGACTGGTCGCCCCGGACTTCCGTGCGCGTGTTCGGGAGGGCTGCGTGACCCGCGCCCTGCCCGAATGGATTGGCGCTTCCGATGACGCCAAGGTTCCGCCCCGCGTCCGCGTCCGCATCTTCGAACGCTGCGGCGGCGTGTGCCACCT